TACATACTTCCAATTATCTGGTTCATATTTCTCTGCACCAAACGTAAGTATTTCAACCGTTGCTTTTAGTGCTGCTGGCGGTAATAATCCATATTGTAATTTACCGCCATCAAATTTTCGGCCACCAGTGGTTGCATTTTGTGAAGCTCTTACTTCATCAACAATCTTATAACCAAAAGGACCATTCATATCACTCATTACATTTCTCCAACAAAATTAGCCACAGCTGGCATATCTCCTTGAAAATGATATGTGCCAATATGTGAGGTTTTCATCCAAGGACATAAATGAATTGTACCACCAATCTTACGCCACATTTGGCAGAACATATAATCTTCTGACAAGTAACGATCAGAACCACCGCCAACAATGCTGTCTTTTGTATCAATAACTGTATCAAAGAAAGCGTGAATGTATCGTGTACCATCAAAGTGTGCTTGGCCAACATGGTCTGGTTTGTAACGAATCATTGGATATGCTTCTTCCATTTTTTTAAACACATCACGTTTAATCATCATAAAACCTGTGCCAATTTCTAACACTTCTAATGGTTCTGTAACGCTAAATTGTGCTGTGCCTTTTACTGGATTAAAAACATAATCACCAGTGAGTTTTTCTAATGTTTGTGCATCAATATCTGGATTCTTTACTACAGCAGTTTTGACTGATTTCCATTTGATTGCTTTTTTAGGATAAGGACCACCAGAAACATCTTTGTCCATGGCCAATAAGGCAATTACATCTTGTGGATTAAAGTGAATATCTGAATCAATAAACAGCATATGAGTACATTCAGAACGATGAATATATTCATCCACCAAATAATTTCTTGCACGAGTAATTAACGATTCATTGAAAAGAAATGAAAATTTCACTTGCACTCCATATTGCATACAAAGACCTTGCAAATCTAAACAAGCTTTCATGTATAGACCATGATTCATACCACCATACATTGGCGTGGCCACGAACAGGCTTTTCTTTTGTAATTCTTCTTTTTTAATTGAAATTTCCATTTGTTCTCCGAAAATAAAAAAAGAGGAGTTCGTTAATGATACTCCTCTATAACCGATAGCTTAGTTAAAACTATAACCAGCAGATAATGCTGCACGAACCATAGCTTTGGTTGGTTTACCAATGCGATAGGCACGAACCTTTGTGCCATCACCACGGCGAACTGTGTTGGTGTAAATGCAGTGACCTTCTTGACGTAACTCATCAACACGAGCAGACACGTTTTGAATACCAAAACGAGCACGAGCTTGTGCTACAGTTAGGGTGTTGTAACCTTCAGATTTACTCAAGAAATTGAGGATCTTTTGTTTGGCTGATAATTGCTTCTTCATATAAAACTCCATAGTAAGTTAATAAAATAACCTTGCTTATTGCAAGTTCTCACATCATAACATTATATATGTGTGTGTGTCAAGTATAATGATGGTATACTTGTTTATCTGCCAACTTGTGGCAAATACTTGGCCTTGGTTTTTTCCCAAGATAAATCAATTAAATCGTCATAGAAAAGTGTTTCATATGAAACCTTGTTTTTCTTTTGTAGTTGCCGAATACGACCTTTGGCATATTTGGTTTTCCAAATATTACTCAAAGCTTCTTCACTGGTATCAAATGATTTCACCAGTTCATCTTCTGTAATCTCCTTACGGAGAAATTCATTAGTATTATTATAGAGAGGACTAAAATAGATGCCTCTCTGATGTTCAGTACGAATCAATTCTTTTGGTATCTGTAACTTAGAATAAGCAAAGTTTAATGAACGATTCTTGTGGTCACGTTTAAGTGGCAATCCTTGAGTGTTCTTGGCTTCCCACCATTCAAAATATTTACGAGTATGATTTTCTTTAATCCAATCAAATACAATTCTTTTGGTTGCTCTTGATGGTTCAAAGGCAACTGAACCTGATGAAAACCCCATTGGATTCCAATGTTCAAGTCCATCATACTGTGATAATCCGCCGGCTTTTGTTTTACCATACAATGATGTTGTGGTAACTCCAGCAAGAACATCACCATACTGTCGCTTCCAATCTTTCTGAACTGTATCAGATAAACACATCAATGCCAGTAATTTGCCACCCATGTAATTAAAACCAAGTGGTTGTAACGGAACGATGGTGGATCCAATTGCCGTATGATTAATCATATGTTGCTGTGTCTTAACATCTCTCGACCATCCGATTGCATTATCTCTCGGAGTCAAGTCCAGAAAGTCTGAGGAGATACAGATAACACCAAGATATTTGCCTGATACTTTATCGGTAAGAATGTAAAATAGATTACGACCAATGTTAGAATTGTTCTTCATTGTGGAAGAAAAGGTACGAATGGCATTCCATCTCTCTGCTTCAGGTCCATTTGAAAGAACCATAATTGGTTGTAACTTTTCATAATCATCCGGATCTTTTGGTGTCCAGAAATTGGCTTTAACTTCGTTAATCATATCTCTTTGGCTAGGATCAACCATTTGCATTTCTTGACCCCACAAAGTGGAAACTTCGTGTTGTGGATATCGTTCTTTTACTTCACACCATTTTTGATATAAAGTATACTCACGTACATCCATTTGAGAGGCATATGTTAAGTCCTCAATTAGGACTTTCTTCATTACATCTTCATCAATGTGTTCAAATTTTTCAGCAGGATTTTTTTCTTGCCAAGTTTGCCATTGCTCTTCTACATATTCAATAGGAGTTGCCATTATTTCATTTTCATCTTTTTCATTAATTTACTTCTTTTTTGTAAACCAGATTGCAATGCCATTGGTTTAGTTTTACTAGTATACACTATTCCATTCATGTGGTCAAGCTCATGTTGAAAACAACGAGCAGATATGCCAGAAAAAGTGGCACCTTTCCATTCTCCATTAAAATCTTGGTAACGAACTCCTATTTCTGCCGGACGAGTAATTCTTAAACCTAATAATGGAAAAGAAAGGCAACCTTCAATCATGTGGTTTTCTTCTTTTGATATATTAATAATTTCAGGATTAAAGAATGCCACATAATCATCATTGGTACCCATTACAAAAACTCTATATTTAAATCCGCATTGGTTGGCAGACAACCCATAACCACGATAATATTTACAACTTTCTACCAAAGTAGAAGCAAACAAACTAGGATTAACCGGCGGATTATTAAAATCAAATTCTGGCATAACTTCAGTTAAAATTAAATCGGTTTCTGGCACCAATTTAAAAATGTTAATTTGTTTTTTTGGTTCAGAAATTTTTACCGCATCTTCGGTATTAAACGTAATTATATCACTCATTTTGCCACCTGACTAAAATTATTTTTCTTTTCAAATTTAATAATTGACCTGAATTTATCAAACAACTGGTCGCCCTTATGGGATATGACAAATATATTTGTGTCGTTACCCATTTCATGAATCAACTTCAAAAACTCCTCTGTGCCAACACCATCTAATGATGAATCAAACACTTCATCAAGTATCAACAGATTAGTATTGGTAGAATTCTTTAACTTGGCTATCTGTCGCCATGTAAACAATAGTGCCAAGTCAATACGCATCTTCTCACCTTCTGAGAAATTAGCATAACTAAACTCATCACGGTGTCTTGATTTAATTGTTTCTTCAAACGATTCATTGATATTGAAGTTCACAAAGAAATCCATGGCCGTCAAATACTTATTAATCAATTTATTCATAATAGGTAAGTATTGACGAATAATCTTAGTCTTAATGCCAGTATCTTTTAGTAGGTTGCCGGCAAATTCATAATATTGTTTCTCTGATGCCAATTGCTCTTGTTTGGTAACCAATGTAGCCAGTTCTGTTTTAAGTTCTTTTAACTTGGCATTTTCTTCTTCTAGATTATCTTTACGATTAGATAACTCGTTAATTTCACTTTGTAACTTACCAATAAAATTATTAACGGCTGTGATAGTTGAATTATGTTTTACAACTTCGTTATTGTGTGCTTGTATGTGTTGTAGTATCTTTTGTATGGCATCAATTCTATCACTTGTTTCTACAATTTGTTTTGCAATGTCCGTTAATGCATCATTAACTTCAACCTTAGTTCCGTTTAATGTGGTAATTTGTTGTTCTCTAAACTCTTGGTTGATGCCTTGTTTGCAAGTAGGACAATCACTATTATCGTGATAGAATCCTACCTCTTTTTCAATCTTCTTCAAACGAGATTCTAATTTAGATTCTAGATGAACCAGTTTGCCACTCTTTTTTTGCATGGCCATTTGATCCGAAATCTTACTGTTTAATACATCAATATGTTTTTGGATCAATTCAATGTCTTTGGTTAATTTTTTAACCTGTTCTTCTGAGTCGGCAATATCTTTTTGTTTTTTTTCAATCTCAGCATTATTATGTTTACGGTGTTCTTCAATACTTTGTTTTTGAAAGTTAATCTTTTCAGATGTTAAATCCATTTCATATTTGTTTTTGGTAGAAGTATCTTTAATGACAGCCATCTTCTCTTTGACTACACCATTCATAGATGAAAAGATTTGAATGTCCAGTAAGTCCTCAATGATTGCTCGTCTATCTGCTGGAGATAATTGCATAAATGGAACAAATGAAGCCGAACCAAGAATCACCACTTGAGTAAACGATTTATAATTTAATTTGAGAATAAATTTTTCTAAGTGTTCTTGATAATCTTTGGCTTTAGCATCTTGGTCAACCAGTATGCCATTACAATATACCTCAAATGTATTTGGTTTAATACCACGAATTACTTTGTATTGTTTTTTACCAATAGAAAATTCAATCTCAACTATACAATCTTGTTGATTGATGGAGTTAAGTAATTGTGGTTTATTGATTTTACGAAATGGTTTACCAAAGAGACCAAAACACAAGGCGTCTAGTATTGTAGATTTGCCTGCACCATTATTACCAATGATAAGTGTATTTGGTGATTTGGTTAGATTGATTTCAGTAAAGTTTAATCCTGTTGAAAGAAAATTCTTCCAACGGACTTTTTCAAATTTAATCATGCCTGTTCTTGGTTCAATGCCTCAACATATAATTCACGCATTACTGTTTTCAGCTTTTCATTATCAATATGTTCTTCTTGAATACCATCTACAAACTTATTAATAATTGTGATGGTATCTTCTGCTTGATTTATCATATCATCTTCTACACCTTCTGTCAAGTCTGTAAAGTCCTCGGCAATAGTAATATCAACAGGATTTACATTATACAGGTTATTCATCATTTTGTCAAACAGATAGGGGTTTGTTTTATTGATTACCACCACTTTAACATAGGTATTGGTGTATTTGCTTAAATCTTTATTGGTAATCTCGGTAATTGATTCCACTTTATCATCATAAGTGATTTTGTGGAACATGACATTTGGATTCTTTACAAAATCAAGACTCCGATTGCTAAGGTCAAAAAGATGAAAGCCTCTAGGATCATTATAATCTTGCCAAGTAAGTTCATACGGGTTTCCAAGATAGTGAATACCGTCAGCTGAACTCCTATGATGATAGTGACCACTAAAAGTAAAATCGAACTTTCTAAATAACTCACGACTTAATCCTTCCTGGCTTGGCATGCCACGATACATGGCAAAACCGGCAATTTCAAAATGGCCCATACAGATTTGCGCATCTGTATTAGACATCTCAGAAATGGCATCATTATGGTTTTGAGGACAAATCCAAGGAATCATACAGATTGGATATTTTTCATTATTCAACCAAATTGTTTTTGGACTTGATATTACATTGATGTTACTATACTCTTGTAATAACAAATCAACCGAATTTACATCGTTGGTATTTTTAAAATAGGTATCATGGTTGCCAGCCAACATATGTACTTGAATACCTTTGGCATATAATTTATCAAAAAACATCTCTCTTGTGCGTTTAAGTGTAAAGAAGTTTACATACTTTCTACGGTCAAATGTATCACCCAAAATAAGAACAGTATCAATGCCATGTTTTTCGAGAGTTGGGAAAAAAGTATCACGATAAAATTTCTCATAATAATCTAAAAAATGAATTGAATCATTACGAGCACCAAAATGTTGATCGGTTATAATTGCTGTTTTCATTTATATAATACTTTCTATACCAAATTTTTCTTTTGCCACTTTATTAGTTTCTGGATGACCAGCACTTCGGCAATCAAATTGTCTACACGATCTTGGTCGATGGTCATAGATTGAACACTGGCCATCAATAAACATTGAACATCCTCCAGTAGGAGATTTTTTAAACATTGCCGCAAGTGGTCCAACATTAGGATTTTCCAAAATCATGTTTTTATCTGGTTGTATAAGACTTAGAGGATAACGGCCTGACGATACTTCTTCAGGAGTTAAAAATGGTGTTAATATTTCACAACATCTTGTACAGCTTCCACAAGGAACATCAGATATGGGAGCGCCGCTATCAATTGATGTTAAATTAATATTAATAATTTTATACTTATTTTCTTTCAATATCTTCTTCCTCACATTTTTCACCATACTGAATCTCTACAATTTTTAAAGGTTCATTTGAATTGTTTTGTAATTGGTGCCACACACCAATTGGTACATGTACAGTATTATGTTTATAGTATGTATTTTTTGATTTTGAACTAGGTCTTTGTTCGATGACGGTTGCTTCACCTTCAACAATATGCCAATGTTCATTTCTATATTGATGCTTTTGCATTGTTAAAGATTGACCAGGATCCACAATTAATTCCTTAACTTTTGTATTTGGTGTTTCATATAATACACGATAGAATCCCCAAGGTCTTTTTGTTTTAGGAGATTTCCATTCGTTCAATAAATTTGAAGAAGAATTTAGCTTGATTTGACCACCAACACCAAAAACAAATTCAACACCATCAACAGACATTTCTGGTATGTTGTCTTTAGTTCTATCACCGCCATTTGCGAATATGAATATAGTATTGTTATCACGCCATGTTTTCTTTACTGTATTCAATAGTTTAATTGCACTATCATCTGTGTCGTCAAAATTAACAACATAGTCAACAGATTTAAGTGCTTTTATTATTTTAGACCGGTCGTGCCAATTCATAAAGGCTTTGCCTTTTTTACGAATCAACCACTCATCACTATTAATACCAACAACAAGAATGTCGCCAAGGCTTTTGGCTTCATTCAAATAAGCAATATGGCCAGAATGTAGTGGATCAAATCCACCAGATACAACAATAATCTTTTTAGTTTCGGTTTGGTTTTCTGTGGTCAATGTTGTCATAATATTTAATTTCCAATATAGAATCTATGGGTTGTTTAATACCAAATACAGCCACTTCTTCAAATTTATCAAATTCTTTTGTCATAATATAATCTTCTAATAAGTAGGTTACCTTATACAATATATTCTCCTAAAATTATATGTTTACCGTTGGTGTATTAGGATCATTCTCATCGTAGAATTTAATTTCAAATAAACAATCTTTGTTTATTTTTTTGGCAAAGTCCAGTGACTCTCTATGAGTTTTAAACCATTTAAACAGTAAAACATCTTTTTTATCCAAAGCTGGATAATATGTAACTTTGTACATTATACTACTCTCCTAAAAATTTTTCAATACCTTTTGATTTCTTTACCACTTGTTTTTTGGCTTTCTTTGTTTTTTCATAAGTTTCTATAAATTCGGCTATGTTATCATATAGTTCGAACTGTTTGGTTGTACCATCTTCAAACTCCATCATTTCCATTTCATCTAAAATACCCATTTGTTCTGTAGCTTTATACTTTACATACGTTTGTTTCTTTTCTTTACCTATTCTTCGTAAAAAGGCAAAATAGATAATTTGTGTAAAGTAGGCAAAGGGGTTCTTTGATTTAGCTGGATCAAAGTTGTCAAAATACTGTAAACAATTTTCTATACCATCTGACATCATTTCATCACGGTAAGTATAGTTAATAAAATTAGGTTTATGGGATAGTCCTTCTGCTATTTTCATAAAGCACTCACCAATATAGTTTGGTATGGCAGGTTTAGGTTTCTTTTCCTTCTTGGCCTGTTTACAGGCCTCTTTGTAATCTACTAGTGCTTTTAAAAAATCTGCATTGTTTATATAATGTTTTTGTTTAGTTGTCATATTTGCCACATAATGTTATTGACATCCGCTTGACAGATGTGTATAGTCGAGTATGTCCTTGGTTAAAAGTATTAAAGGTCTAATGTAATAGATTACCGTCATGGTTTAAATCTTGAAAATGTTCTAAAGCTTCATCTATTTCTTCATCACTCATCTCTTGAACCATTTTTTTAGCTTTTAGTAAATCTTGTATTTTCTTTATTGTGTTCACATAATACTCACAAAAATCATCAGCAGGATCAATTACACAAAGTATATCTTGTTTTTCCAACACAGTTTCGTTTTTTTTAATTAATTGAATAGGCAACCAATGTTTCATCACAAGGCCAAGTTCTCGACCTTGAAATTCTAAATCAACACACATTGGTTCACTAATGTCATATGCATTCATGCCGTTGGCAGTTAATTGCCCAACAATATCTTCACCATTCTTTAACCTGACTATTTTTATATTGTTCATTTTTTTAGTCCTATTTTGTATATTTTGAATGGGAACCTCTCCTCATTATATATCTTAGTTCTTTCCAAAAAATGTTTCAATGTATAATTCATATGTTTTTTATATCTAAGGTCATCTGCTATGTCGTATAATGTGGCTATTTCTTTGCCATCACTCTGTCGTAAGCCTCGTCCAATGCTTTGCAAAGTGCGTATACTCGATTTTGTTGGCATCGCAAATATAATGTTATGCAAATTCCTAATATTAATACCAGTGCTAAAAGTCCCAAAAGAAGCCACAATAATAGCATCGTTTTCTATCTCCATAATTTTTCGTATTTCCTCACGGTCAGTAGTTTCAGTACCACCATAAATGAAGAACACTTTTCTATTACTAATGTTTTTGGTGTTCTTTATCATATCATACAGGATACGACCATGTTTGTCAACCATTTGAAAAAGTATAAGAGTATTTTTGCCTAAGCTAACTGCAAGATTCTTAATAAATTTATTTCTTGATTCATGTGAAATGAGATATTCAATTTCTTCTTGGTATGTTTTATCTTTTGCCTTTAAGCATTCATCATCGGTATGTTTTAAAACTAAACATTTAATTTCAAAATTTGAGAGTTGTTGTTTATCAATTAATTCTTTTGTACTAATAACTTTTTTGACCGTACCAAATAAACCCTCTAATACCAGTTTGTGTGTTTTGGTACCATC